CGATGATACTTATAAACAATGGTCAAAAAAATTAGAAGCATTACATTATTATTATGAACAAGATATTGATTATATTATAGAGAGAATGACAACAAAAGATATAAAGTTTAATGATTTATTCTTATCAGTAGGCGGTCAACACCCACCTATTGTTAAGATGTTTCTATCAAAGAAGATAAACTTTGAGACATTAATAATACTAGACGATATATTAAAGTTTACTAAAAAACTAAACAAAGATATTACAGAGAAGGTATTGTGGCCTAAACTATTTGATAGAATGATAAGATATAAACCATTCTTATCATATAATATTACAAAGTATAAAATATCTTTAAAAAATAAACTAAAGGATATAGAATCATAGATGGGAACTTTTACTGTTTCAAGTGGACTAGGATTATTGTTATGTGGTATCATAGTAATGGCAGTTATGGGTATTGTTGGTCTATGGGCAATAAATAAATTGAAAGATGAGGAATAAATGAGCGAAAAAGATAATTCATTTACTGGTAATCAAATAAAACAATCAAACATGGTTTTAGGTGAAAGTATTAGTAAGTTTGAACTACCAGAACAATTTACTAATGATATAAACAATCTATACGATAAAAGTAAAGATATGTTACCAGATTGGAATACTGAACTTGCAGGTAAAATTAAAAAAGAAAGTTTAGTTAATCCTATATTAACAGATGATATGAATAAAATATTTAAAATGTGTTTTCATCAATACATGGTAAGTTCTGGTTTATTTACATTAAGAACACAAAAATTAAAACTAGACAATGCTTGGATAAATGAAATGAAAGCAGGTGAATATAATCCTGCTCACTTTCATTCAGGTAAAGCAAGTCTACTAGGTCTTTCCTCTGTTTTATTTTTAAAAATACCTAGTACATATGGCAAAGAAGCTTCTAATGATGACCAACCAGCAAATGGTCATTTAGAATTTATAGGAGGCAATCAACATACTTTGGCCATTTCTCAATATAGATTAAATCCTAAAGTTGGTGATTTTTTTGTATTCCCATATACTTTAGTACATACAGTTTATCCATTTAACGGTACAGATGAGGTAAGAAGAACATTATCATATAATTGTGATATAATACCACAAACAGAGCAAGATATAAAAGAACAAAATATGCAAAAAACACATGGTGTTTCAGCGATGTAACAATTAACAAAGGAGATGTATGCCAAAAATGAGAATATTTAAATTTTGGAATGAGACAGGTGATGAGAAAGAAAAAGAAGCGATGAGTTTAAAAAGAGCAGTAATGGCTGTTCAAGGTGACTACAAAGATAAATTTATTGGTGTAGAATATATCAGTAAAAGAGGTAAAAAGATTATTGACTCTATAAAGATACCTATGGGTAGAAAAATTAGACAATCAATAGTAGCAGAACAAAAACGAATGGCTTTAAAAGCAAAATTAGCAAGATAATATGATTGACGAAGCGGCAAGATTCACAGCAGAACATTCTCTAATGGACTCTAATATCAAAATACGAGAACTAGAGAGTAAAATAGAGAAGTTAGAAGAAGAAAATGCCAAATTGAAAAAAGCGGTAGAATTTCATAAGTTAGATACCGATATATTGACATTGGACATTGGTAAAAGAAATATTAAATAATTTTATAACATGGCTTGACAAAGGTCAAGTTTTATGTTATAATATACATAATGCAAAAGAAAACTAATTACTTTCTTTTTATAGTGCAAGGAAGAGGCCTTAACCAGAGGGTCGAACTTGACAAGTTAGGGGTTGTCCCCAGGTCTGTAACTTTACCAGTTATGGGTCACACTTCCGACAGGAAGAACTTGGTTGACGGTGTTTTAGAAATGGTATCTAGTCGCTGTCTTGTGGGTAAATCCATAGTCCCACCTATTTCGCATTATAAATAATAATGTCGATTAATACAGACACATACAAATACAATAATACGATAAAACATACAAGGAGAAATATATGAATACAAGTATTGCGGCCCTTAAAAGGTCAAAGTCTAATCTAGACACACTAATAGGCGAACTATCAAAAGTTGCCGAACCTCAAAAACAAAAAAACTCATATCAAGATGATAGATTCTGGAAACCAGAACTAGATAAATCTGGTAACGGTTATGCCGTACTAAGATTTTTACCAGCAGTCAAAGACGAAGATTTGCCATGGGCAAGATTATGGTCTCATGCTTTTCAAGGACCTGGTGGTTGGTATATTGAGAATAGTTTAACAACTATGAACAAGAAAGATCCAGTTAGTGAATCTAACAGTTTACTCTGGAACTCTGGCGTTGATGCCGATAAAGAAATTGCAAGAAAAAGAAAAAGAAAATTATCTTATATTGCAAATGTTCTAATTGTTAGTGATTCTAAACATCCTGAAAATGAAGGTCAAGTAAAATTATTTAAATTCGGTAAGAAAATCTTTGATAAGATTACTGAAGCGATGAAACCTGAATTTGAAGATGAGAAGCCTATCAACCCATTTGATTTTTGGGAAGGTGCAAACTTTAAACTAAAAATCAGAAAAGTTGATGGTTACTGGAATTATGATAAATCAGAGTTTGATAGTCCATCTACTATAAAAGAGAATGATGAGGCTATAGAAGAATTATGGAATAAACAATATCCATTAAAACCATTTCTGGCGGCTGAGAACTTTAAATCTTATGATGAGCTAAAAGCAAAACTTGATAAAGTTTTAAGTGGCGTTAGAAATACTGGTACTGCTGAAGATGTTATGGACCCACCTACAACACCAACAGTTAATAAACCAGTAGTAAATGAAACAGTAGATACTTCGGTTGCTAGTACTAGTAATGATGAAGATGATGGTGATGAAACACTAGATTACTTCTCAAAACTAGCTAATGACGATTAATCTCTCCACCTGTTTCTTTATATGGGGGTTAGGATATCGTATTCTGACCCCTTTTAACATTTATTTAATATAAATAATACAATTACATCATGCATAGTTTGAGATATCAAATCATATAAGGAGATATTATATGGAAATTATTAATAAAATAAAAGGTTGGGCAGCTGCGTTAGCAGATGTAGGCGTTTCACTTATCGCTTTAGGTATTGTACTTGAAGTTTTATTTGGTGGACAAAATGTGCCATTCTGGCCTGACATAAGTGTCATAGGTAATGTACAATCAATTATCGCTGGGTTTAGTGCTCAGGGTCTAGTTGGTTTAGTTGCTGTTTGGGTATTATATTCAATATACACTAAGAAGTAGATTATATAATATTAGATATTAAGGGGCGTTTAGGCGCCCCTTTTTTTTAGCGTATAAATAGTTTATGTGATGAATTTGTTTTTTGAAATACTAGTTGAGTTTGGATTACCTGTAGCGTCTGCTACAGTTATGGGTGTTTTTATATACATCATTCTTAAATACATTTTAGATTCAGTAATTGGTCAAGTTAATAGTATGCATGGTATTATCATGGGTCTAGATAATAGAATTAAGACTATGAATAATGATATGATAAAACTAGATTTACTTATATCTCATGCTCTAAAATTAAGACCAGATGAAGATAGAATATCTAGGGCAGACGGAAAGACAGACGCCAGAAAAGATTAAATAATGACATTGGGTATGGGATTAATTTTGTGTCTAGTAGGTACTCCGTTATCAATTGGGTTTATGATACTGATAACTTATCTAGAAAATAGAGAGATAAAAACAGACACTAGAAAGTATAGATGACAGTAATTGAAATATTGAATCAGTATGGTTTTGCTACATTGGCAGCTATTGCTATGGGATATTTTATATATTTCATCTATAAGTTTACCACAGAAAATATCAAAACAAAGTTAGGTCAAGCAAACACAGCTTTGATAGGTTTACTAGATAGAATTAGAATGCTTGACAATGATCTTATCAGGTTAAGATCAAAATTGAATACAGTATTGGAGTTACAAGAACATGAACGAAGGAATGAAAAGTCAAAAGAATCAAAGAGAATATCTAAACCATCTAAAGAATAGCGGTGTCGCAGTAGGTAGCGTTATCATTGTTTCCTTTACGATTATTGCAATAATAGACTATCTCATATTATAAATATAAGTATGAAAACACTACAAAAGGTAGTGTTAGTATCATTTTTTTATGTGTTATTGGTGGGTCCTAACACTCTTACAGCAAGCGAA